AGTTTTACGTTTACCGATGCTTTAATCGTGAAAGCTTTAACTGAAAAGGTGCGTGTCTTGTGTGCGAGGGAGTTTCAGAACTCCATAAGCGATAGTGTACACCGTCTTCTAAGCAAGCGTATAGAAGACTTGGGGCTATCGGCTTACTTCACGATACAACGAGACACTATAAGCTCCACAAATGGGAGTGAGTTCACATTTAAAGGGTTACGGCATAACAGCGAGAGCATCAAATCCACCGCAGGCATAAATATCTGTTGGATAGAAGAGGCTCAAACCATAAGCCAAGAAAGCCTTGATATTCTGATTCCCACGATTCGAGAGCCTGATTCTGAAATATGGATGACCATGAATCCACGCCTTGAAAGTGATCCAGTTTACAGGCTTTTCATTGCAAACGAACACCCCGATGCGTTTCTATTCAAGGTAAACTACACCGAAAACATCCACTTCCCTAAAGTGCTAGAAGCCGAGCGTCGTTTGATGCTTGAACGTGACCCAGCCTTATATCGCCACGTGTGGGAGGGTGAATGCTTAACACACACGGATGCACAAGTTTTTAAAGACAAGTGGGTAGTGCGAGACTTCACGCCTGAAAACTGGAAATTGCCTTTTTACGGTATGGACTTTGGTTTCTCACAAGATCCCACGGCGTGCGTTAAAGTATGGGTACACGATGAAACGCTTTACATTGAAAAGGAAGCCGTCAAGGTGGGACTTGAACTAGATGACACGGCGGATTACATCAAAGGGTTTATGCCTGAAATAGAGAATGGCATCATTCGTGCGGATTGTGCCAGACCTGAAAGCATAAGCTACTTGAAACGCCACGGCTTGCCACGCATCCAAGCGGTTAAGAAATGGAGCGGTAGCGTTGAAGACGGCATCACGCACATGAGAAGCTATAAACGCATTGTCGTCCACCCACGATGCACCCACACAATAAACGAGATGATGCTTTACTCGTACAAGGTAGACCAACGTAGTGGAGACATCACCACGGCGATTGTAGACAAACACAACCACGTTATAGATGCTTGCAGGTATGGACTAGAACCGCTAATGAAACGCAAGTTTACCTTCGTGGATGCGTTTTAAAACGTCCTATGCTATACTAAAAGCAACCATAAGGGGAGGGGACACAATGAAACGCAAGAAACAACCGATTAAAGCCGTTCACACAGACACTAAAGCCGTTAAAACCGACGGTGTAGAAAATATCCTAACAGGACTAGGACGGTATGGCAGGGATGCCAACACGGCGACGACCTTCACAGGCGACGCACTACTTGACCAACGCACACTAGAAGGGCTTTATTCATCTAGTGGCATCGCACGGCGTTTAATTGATATGGTACCCGATGAGTCGTTAAAAAGGGGTATTGAATGCGACGAGGAGCTTTACACGGAGCTTGAACGCTTAGACGCTTTTAAGCAACTCACCAACCTTGCAAAGGACGCTAGGCTATACGGTGGGGCGATTATGCTTTTATTGGCTAAGGACGGAGAGCAAGACTTGGATATGCCATTAAGGGAGGCAGGGTTAAAACGCATTGAACGCCTAAGTGTGTTTGACCGTCATTCTTGCGTTGTAACGTCCGACGATTACGACACCGACCCTTACAGTGCTTCATTTGGTGAAGTTCAAACCTATAACTTGCGTTTAAAAAGTGGGAAAAACCTGAAAGTCCACGCAAGCCGTGTGATACGTTTAGATGGCGACCGCTTACCTGAAACGACACTTAGAAGCAATAACTACTGGCACGCCTCAAGCTTGCAAGGAACGTATACCAGCATCTTAAGCTATCTATCCGCACAAGGGTTTTCAGACATCATCATTAAAGAATGGGGCTTGACGATTCTTAAGATTCAAGGGCTTTTCGAGTCATACGGCAATGGAAGCGAGGCTCAAATCGCTAAACGATTGAACGATGCTAACATCAGTAAGTCCTTAATGAATATGGTTTTAATGGATGCGGAAAGTGAAACTTTTGAGCGTCAATTTAGCAACGTCACAGGCTATAGTGACTTGATGCTAAGAACTATGGAGCTTGTATCGGCTAACAGTGGCATCCCAATGACTAAGCTATTCGGTAGATCCCCCGAAGGCATGAACGCTACAGGCGAGGGTGATTTCACTCAATGGGCAGGCACGGTGCAAGCCTATCAGATGCAGACGCTCCAACCCGCTATTAACCGCTTGATTGACTTGCTAGCTATGCAACAGGACTGGAAAGAAAAGCCCGACGATATGGCGTGGAACTTTCCAACACTTAAACCCCTTGATGATGCACAACTAGCAGATGTTCGACTCAAACACGCACAAGCCGATGCGATTTATATTCGTGAAGGTGGCGTTGACCCAGCCTATTTGTGGCATATCAGACATGAAGGGGGGTACAATATGAATCCCACTTATTCAATGGAAAACGTGGTAGAATTTCAAAGTGAGCTAGACAACACTGCCTTGAATGGGGCGTTTGAAGATATTGAAGACGACTCGATAGAAACGGTTTAAAATAAAAGAAACCCCTAGGGTTTGACAACTAGGGGAGTGAATTAAGAGTTAAAAATAAAGAAGGAATCCTATGAATACCAAAATCAGCATAACATGTTTTTACAGAGGATGCAATGCCTAAAAAAATAATCATCATCAAAAAAAGCTTTCCTAGTCGTGCATCTAGTGGCTATCGTGCTTTTTTAGTAGCCTTTCAAAACAAGCAACAGCAAAAACTAAAAGGAATGATAGAAGCTTACACCGTGCGTTTGCAATACCTAGCAGATCGTGAACTACGAAACGATGTGGCGGATTGGGAGCAGGAATTAGAGCGGATGCTAACAGAGCTAGGGCTTACAGAGGTTGCCTACACCGCTTTAATCACACGATTAAGAGAAGAGGGCGAAAAGGTACGTAAGCACGTTTTTAATCAATTGGTTACGGTGGTTGAAGATAGAAAAGTACCGATTGTAAAGGGTTATGCTTCACTCCCTGAAAACAAGGCAATCATCGAGTCGTGGGCGAAAGAAAACGCAAGGTTGATTACTAAAATGGTGGACGATGAACAGCAAAGAGTGGCTAGCATCATAAGCTCAAACTTTAGAAACGGCAAAAAAATAACCGATGCACGAAAAGAGATTCAAACGGCGTTAAACATAAGTAAGAAACGAGCCGATTTAATCGCACAGAATGAATACGGCAATTTATATGGACAGCTTGAAAAGCAGAATAACGAACAGTTAGGCATTCAATACTACGAATGGAACACACGCCTTGATGAACGTGTCAGACGCTCACACAAAGTGCTTGAAGGCAAGATATGCAGGTGGGACGACCCCACGGTGTACAAAGACAGCCTAGATGACAAGGAATGGAAACAACGTTCAAGCATAGGCGGTGTAAACTTGCACCCTAGCCAAGATATTAGATGCCGATGCGTGGGTTATTCTATAATCCCTGAATTATAGTAAGTATTGCATATTAAAAAAAACAATGGTATAGTACCTATAGAATGGCTAAAATTAGGGGACAATAGTGTTTAGAATTGACCGCAGTGTTTTCAAGCATAAGACGACCGCTGAAGGTTTCTTAACAGGGGATGCTATTGTTACACGGACAGGCGTATTCCAATACGTCAACGCCGACGGCACAATCCGCCACGAACTACGACACCCCGACGATGTGTTTAACGTCGATAGTCTTGAATCGTTGAAACTTAAACCAGTTACAGACGACCATCCGCCTGAATTGGTGAACAGCGATAACGCCGAAATATACAGCATTGGTTCGACTGGTGAAAGCGTTACGACCGATGAAAACAGTGTGGCGATCAAGTTTAGCGTCCACCGCAAGGATGCGATTAAAAAGGTAGCATTAGGTAAAAGAGAGCTATCACTTGGCTACAATTTAGATTTAGAAGAGGAAAGCGGTGTATGGGACGGTGTACCCTATACGCACAGACAGAAAAACATCCGTTACAACCACTTGGCTATTGTAGACCAAGCAAGGGCGGGGCGTATGGCTAGAATCCACATGGACGGTTTTGCCGTTCAGTTACACCATGATGAAGAGGACAAAAGCATGACTGATAAAGAAATGCAAACGGTGAACTTGGACGGTTTGAGCTATCGAGCCGATGCCGAGGTTGCTAAAGCATACGAAAAAGCGGTGCTATCTGAAAAGCAAGCCCGTAACGATGCAGAAGCCTTAAAAGGGCAAGTAGACGAGTTGAAAGCACAGCTTGAAGCCGTGAAAGCAACGCATAACGACGAAGCAATGGCTCAAGCCGTCGCTGAACGTGTCGCCTTGTTGGAAACTGCTAAGCGTGTGGTTAATGTTGACGCATTGCAAGGTTCTAGTGATCGTTTAATTAAAGAAACGGTTATTAAAGCTAAGCATGAAGCGATTAACCTTGACGGTAAAAGTGACGACTATGTAAACGCTCGTTTTGATGCGTTGATTGAATCGTTGCCTAGCGCCGAAGATGAAGCCCTAGCCAAGCAAAAGCAGGCTATGTCATTGGTTGAATCTAGCCAATTAAAAAAAGGCTCTATTTCAGCAAATGATGTCTACAATTTTCAAAAAGCCCAAAAACAAGGAGGGATTAAGTAATGTCTCAAACGTCTTATAGCGTTTACAGAGGAAGCTCTTATGAAGGGCAAGCGATTCAAATTGAGCGTGTGGATAGCCGTGTAGCAACTGCTAACATTCCTTTCGGTCGGGCAGTTCAACGTGTAACGTCTGACAACCAAGTCGGATTAACCGCAGCTTCAGGTGTCCCTCAAGGTGTGGCAATTTACACCCATGAGCAAATCAACGATCAAGCGGAAGATATTCTAACTGGTCAAATGGTTAGTGTTTTAAGCAAGGGTGTTGTCTATGGTAAAGCCGTAGGAGCCGTAACGCAAGGATCCCCAGCTTATGCGATTGTAGCGGTTGGTGCTACTCAAGGGCAGTTCACGGCTACCGTTGGTTCTAACTTGCTTGTAGGTAAGTTTAAAACTGGTGGGACTGATACTATTGTTGAAATTGACATAAACTTGTAGAAAGGACATAAGCAAAATGAATGCTCAACAGCAAACTAACTTAGATGCAAACCAAACGGCTTATTTTAAGCGTCATCTTGAGTACGTATTACCTGAAACGAAGGACATTGTATACGCAGGCTTCACCGCCTTAAATACATTTGGCATTCGATTAGGGGTTCAACGAACCGCTACGACGTTGACCTATTATCAGTATGATAAAAAAGCCCTTGCTAAAATAACGGCAGAATATGCAACTGATATTCCAACGGTAGAAGTAAATGGAAAAGCCTTTACTTCTAACATTAGAAAGTTAGAAGCAAAGCGTTTGTATACTTTAGAAGAAGTATGGGAAGCCTCTGATTTTGCAGGTCAAGGAATCGACTTGTTAGAAAAGAAAGCTCTAGCAACTCGTGAGGCTATTGCTCAAGAACACAACCGTCTATTTTGGGTCGGAAACGCAACCTATGGCGTAGTGGGGGTTTTAAGCAATGCTTCTATTCCTAACGCTCAAGTTGTTGCTGATGGTACTGGTTCATCCGCTTTATGGTCAACTAAAACAGGTGATAAGATCCTCCGTGATTTAAACGGTGCGGTTTCGGATATTATTAGCGTTACTCAAGGTGTTGAGAATCAACCTAACCTGCTTGTTATTAGCCCTCAGCGATACCGTGTTATGTCCACTTCAAAAGTAGACACAGATAATACAAGAAGCGTATTAGAGCAGTTTATGATTGATAGCCCTTCAATTACCACTATCATTCAAGCTCCCGAGCTAGTAGGGGCTTTCACTGGAGGCACTGAAGGTTTCTTAATTGGACGAACTGATTCACGTTATATTGAATTGGTCGCTCCGATTGTTTATGAAGAGTTGGCTCCTCAATCAACG